CTGAACCTGGCCTGAACAATACGATCCCCATACGCGGGGCAATTTCAGGGGTCAGTAGTGCTCTCACGGTCACCTCAATGAACGGTATCGAGCAACTTTAACAGCTCAGGGAATCGGGATTCGAAGAAATGCGGCTGCGTCTCGCGCGGATTTGCGGGACTGGTGATGTTCTTGCCGAACATGCAACCTTTCGCTGTCAGCGACCAGAATTTTTTGATGTTGTTAATCGTGGTACGGCTGTATCGTTCGCGTTGTTCAACGATCCCCAGCTTCGCCATCTGGTGATATGCCTGATTAGCCGTAAGGCGGATACCATACTGTTTCAGCAGTGCACTCAGCGACAGCGTAGGGCGACTTGAGCCATCAGGCGCGTCAGCAGGAGCATCAATGGCATAGCGCGGTGCCAGATTCGGTAAGCCAACAGCCTCCTGGAGTTTCTGACAGGCACCAAGCACTGAAGAGTTAGACAGGTTTAACTCCCGGCGCATAAAGTCCAGCAGAATCACACCAGCCTGCATCTTGTCAGCAGCCTGCCCGGATAATTTTTCCGGTGCGCTGGTTACCATATCGAAAGTACGGATCACCTTCAGATGGAATGACGGGCTGATCCACATTGCATAGGCATACACCAGTTCTTTGCAGACATACGTCCCCTGGTTATTTCCGCCATTAATGACGCTAACTGGTTGATTTTGTTCCAGAGGCGGAATTTCACCCTCGGTGAAAAGTTGTTCAATCAATTCACAGGTTTGCTTATTGGAGAGCCAGTATTTCGGGCGGTTTTTTTGTTCTCCCCCGGCTGCCCTGTGCAGATCGTTCAGGCTGTAACGCCCATAAGCATCACGACGAACTTCAATACCATCAATAACTATCAGATTATTCATACTTCGTTTCTCCTCTTAATCAGGCGGCTGCACCCGCCGGTTTCTCATACTTACTGATAGTGATCTCGACCTTCCCTTTCGGGATAAAGCTGCTGCAGCCAGACCTGATGAATTGATGAAATGTAGGAACAGAGAACGCTGGCGTTATGTGCAACGTCGCTCGGTACAGCGGGCTTTGAAAGCTGTTTCTCCATCTGGTTAAAGGCATTGATATATGCCTCTTTGAACTGGGCAGCACGTTTACCCGTGAAACCCATAGCAAGAAACGCAAAACCGTCGCGTGTGATTTGGTAGCAAGGAAGTTTGCGAGTACCGCCGTTGGGCTGGCGTACCAAAATTGATGTCTCCGCAAAATTGCGGGCACAAAACTCTGGAGAACAATCCAAAATGCGGATCTTTTTCAGAACATCGTCATGACGTTTAGAGAAGAAGTCAGCAACAGCCAAAGAAGATGTAACAGCCTGACCATCAACGATGGCAATTTCAGGTTGAGAGAGGGTTGGGAGAGTAGTCATGGTGACAGCCCCGGTAGTCAGTTTTTTAGAAAACTCACCACATGGGACGCCAATCACAGAGGTGGTGAGACGTACAGGGTTGGCGTTACCGGAGACTACCGAACCCGGCCCGACCGAAGTCGGCCCTGTACGCCCCACCATAATTTGGGCGTAGCAATGCTCATGACACGAAAAAACCGCATGAGCGCGGTTATGCTCAGTAATCAATTTCAGGACGCCAATCCCGGCACCCGCTTTATAAGGTGCCTGAACAGTGTAACGTCCCGGAATGGCAGAATCAATGTGCTGGTGGTCCTTCACACTCAACAAAATCACGCCTGAATTTCCACAAAGGACTAAAGCACTCATGCGGGTAGTCTTTGCGAAGATAGATAACGCGCTGTGTTTCTGGTTCCCAACGAATAACATGAACATAAAGCCCTCTTCCGTCACGAAACCAGCGGTTAAGTTCCTGCACAACTCGCCCCCCACAGTCAGGTAAAGTTCTCTGTGGTTACTTACAGCCAGGTGATTTGGTAATCTGCATTCATGCCGTAACAACAGGTGTTCAGCCACGCGGACCACCAGCTGTTGCGACCAACGGTTATTTGCCGTTAAACTGTTCATGCGTTAGTTTCTCCACAGACACAAAACGCCACGACGCCCGGAGCTGCACACTCGCGGGCGTCACTCTTTTCCGGCGCACAAAAAACACGAAATAACAGTGTTAAATGCTCCTGCCACTTCGCCATTACTTGGTAGCTGTTCTCTTCGATTTGCTCACGCTCAGCCAGGTCAATAACTCCATCAGCAGTTGCCTTGCGTAAGTACTGGGAATGCTTGCCAATCCATTCTATTGACTCCATCAGCCGCTGATTAATGTCACCATTGTCAATGTCATCAATGACCACCAGCGGCACAAACACCCCATTACTACGACGGGCTATTGCATCTGTTACATGCCTGGTACCACTGGCATCCTGTAAAACCATGGCCCACTCAAGTGGAAAAATTTGATCCCCACCGCTACGCAGTCTGTTATGCAATTGATCTTTTGCTGGGGTGATATCATCAGATTTATACAAACCAAGAATTTCTGCTGCTTCCTCATAGCCATGAGGTAAATCAGCAATCGTTCTTCGTATTGCTGCCACCAGCCATGCTGGTTGTTTATCAACTTTCCATTCAGGTTCTTTACCCACGGTTAATTCCTCATTTCTGTGGTGTTTTTATGCCGCAGCACTGTTAGTCTTTTGATATAAAGACACGTCAACTTTCAGTTTCCCGTTAGTAATTTTTTCTAACTGGTACGCTCGGCCTTCAGGAATAATCTCAGGCCACTCTGAAACAGACGGATGCTTAATACCTAGGGCTTCGGCGGTTTTACAAACTCCGCCGAAATAATTAATCACGTCGGATTTCCGCATTTCTGTCTCCCGTTAAATTACGTTAAGCAGAAATGTAGGATATCCAACATGCCAATGTCAAGAATCCTACATGGGCATGTGGTAGGATTGCCTACATGATGAACATGAGTGATCGTATTCGCCAAAGGCGAAAAGAACTGAACCTGACACAACAAGCACTGGCTGATTTGACTGGTGTGAACCGTGTCACGGTTACTGGATGGGAAAAGGACGACTACCAACCAAATGGAGCCAACCTTCAAGCCCTAGCCAACGCACTTAAATGCGATCCTCTGTGGCTTGTTAGCGGAAAAGGCTCGCCTGAACCAAAGATAAATCTAAAACCTGAAATATTCGCAGTTAAAAAAGTCCCCCTCATCTCGTGGGTTCAGGCGGGTTCATGGACAATGACGGAGCCTGGTGTCAGGAAAGAAGATGCTGAAGAGTGGGTTTATACTACCGCCCTTGTATCAGAAATGGCATTTGCACTACGGGTCCGTGGTGATTCAATGACCAATCCCCTCGGCTCACCATCGATACCAGAAGGTTCTATCGTTATCGTAGAGCCAGATATTATTGATACAGAGTGTATTAACGGAAAAATCGTTGTTGCCCATATCAATGGTGGGCAAGAAGCGACACTCAAAAAATTTGTTGAGGACTGGCCGAACAGGTATCTCGTCCCACTAAATCCTAACTATAAAACTATTGAATGCGGTGAGAACTGCAGAATAGTTGGTCTTGTCAAACAAGTAATAATGGATTTTTGACACATCTTCCTCACTATCGCAAAACCGGGGTATCCCCGGTTTTTTTATGAGCCTATCTTTTTATGTAGGATAACCAACATAAACTCTTGACACTCACATGTTGGATATCCTACATTTGTTTTTAGAGTTGTGGTGAATGCGCAGGCTGATGCGCGAAAGACATTGCAGCTATTGCGGAAAAGAGCTGTTCGGCGGGGCAATTAAACGCCCGTGAGAGTCTGAAATAACCGCAAGCCGGAGATCAGCACCGGTCACCACAACAGCCACTGCTTTGGCGGTACCAGTTTGTACACTTGCTTCCGGCTGGTACCGCTCTTTTTACAAAACAGAGAAGAGCATCACCGGACGACGGGCTCATAACCCAATCCATCCGGGCGGCTGCCACCGCAGGTGTTCTTCTCTGTTTTGTGGAGAAACCAACCGACCTTACAGGGTCGATATGATGAGGAGCAGCAAAATGGCTAGCGAACGCAGTACTGATGTGCAGGCATTTATCGGGGAGCTGGACGGCGGCGTATTTGAAACCAAAATCGGCGCTGTTCTCAGTGAAGTCGCTTCCGGTGTGATGAACACGAAAACCAAAGGTAAGGTCTCACTCAACCTGGAAATCGAACCATTTGATGAGAACCGTGTGAAAATCAAACACAAACTCTCTTATATTCGCCCGACTAACCGCGGGAAAATTTCCGAAGAAGACACCACCGAAACGCCGATGTATGTCAATCGCGGTGGTCGCCTGACTATTCTGCAGGAAGACCAGGGACAATTACTGACTCTTGCCGGTGAACCTGACGGAAAACTCCGCGCAGCAGGTCGTTAATATCGTTCGTAATAAACTGATTATTTATCTCATCACTGAATATCTTTATATAGTGAGGACTTATTATGTCTCAGAACTTAGACGCAACCGCAATTAATCAAATCCATGCCCTTATTTCTGCTCAGGGTGTTAATGAAATTATCAGTAAGATTGGTGCCGATGCTGTGGCATTGCCTGAGAATTTCCGCATTCATGATCTGGAAAAATTTAATTTAAATCGCTTCCGTTTCCGTGGTGCACTTTCCACTGCCAGCATCGATGATTTTACCCGTTATTCTAAAGATCTTGCAGATGAAGGCACCCGCTGCTTTATCGATGCCGATAATATGCGTGCCGTCAGTGTGCTTAACCTGGGTACTATTGATGAGCCAGGTCACGCAGATAACACTGCCACTCTCAAACTGAAAAAGACAGCACCGTTCTCTGCTCTGTTGTCTGTTAACGGCGAGCGTAACTCCCAGAAGTCACTGGCAGAATGGATCGAAGACTGGGCCGACTACCTTGTGGGCTTTGATGCTAATGGTGACGCCATTCAAGCAACAAAAGCGGCTGCGGCAGTCCGTAAAATCACGATTGAAGCAAACCAGACCGCTGATTTTGAAGATAATGACTTCAGCGGCAAACGCTCCCTGATGGAGTCTGTCGAAGCGAAGACCAAAGACATTATGCCAGTGGCATTTGAATTTAAATGCGTTCCGTTTGAAGGTCTGAAAGAACGTCCGTTTAAATTACGCCTCAGCATTATCACTGGCGATCGTCCTGTACTGGTTCTGCGCATTATTCAGCTGGAAGCGGTGCAGGAAGAAATGGCTAACGAATTTCGTGATCTGCTTGTTGAGAAATTCAAAGACAGCAAAGTAGAAACCTTTATTGGTACTTTCACCGCCTGATTTCATTACTGCAAATGCCCCTGCGGGGGCATTTATGGAAACGTAATTAACTCAATAATCACCGGATGGTGAGGGCTTCCTTTTACCAGAATTCAGCGCGGTGCAGTGCATATACGTGGAGAACAAAATGTCATTTATTAAAACTTTTTCCGGGAAGCATTTTTATTATGACAAGATAAATAAAGACGACATCGATATTAACGATATCGCGGTTTCCCTTTCAAATATCTGTCGCTTTGCCGGTCATCTTTCGCACTTCTACAGCGTCGCCCAACATGCGGTTCTTTGCAGCCAGCTGGTGCCGCAGGAATTTGCTTTTGAAGCGTTAATGCATGATGCAACAGAAGCGTATTGCCAGGACATTCCCGCACCACTGAAACGCCTTCTTCCTGACTATAAACGGATGGAAGAAAAAATAGACGCCGTAATCCGTGAGAAATACGGGTTACCCCCAGTTATGAGTACACCCGTGAAATATGCCGATCTCATCATGCTGGCAACCGAACGCCGCGATCTCGGGCTTGATGATGGCTCTTTCTGGCCTGTACTGGAAGGCATCCCGGCAACAGAGATGTTCAACGTGATTCCACTGGCACCGGGTCATGCCTACGGGATGTTTATGGAACGTTTTAACGATTTATCGGAGTTACGCAAATGCGCATGAATGTTTTCGAAATGGAAGGGTTTCTTCGCGGGAAATGTATACCGCGAGATCTGAAAGTGAACGAAACAAATGCTGAGTACCTGGTACGTAAATTCGATGCGCTTGAAGCTAAATGTACGGCACTGGAAAACAAAATAATACCAGTGTCAGCTGAACTGCCACCAGCAAATGAAAGTGTTCTGTTATTTGATGCTAACGGAGAAGGCTGGCTAATTGGCTGGCGTTCTCTCTGGTACACCTGGGGACAAAAAGAAACCGGAGAATGGCAGTGGACATTTCAGGTCGGGGACCTTGAAAACGTCAATATCACTCACTGGGCAGTAATGCCGAAAGCACCGGAGAATAAGAAATGAGCGTGATAAAAACTCATACAGGAATTGTTATCACCCGAGACGGTCCGCAGGTAAAAAAACTGCACCAGACAAAGCGGATGTGGGTCGTCGGAAAAAACGAGTTTTACCACAAAGAAACCGGACGCCGCCACTTTGCAGAAAATACGCGCCGCCGACTGCTGATCGACAGCATCAAGCCTATCGAGGTGAAGCATGTTTAAACAGAACGAAAAATCTATCGCTCAAATTGCTGAGTATATCCCGCGTGCGTGCCGGGGTATGCAGTTGCAGGAAGCCAAAGCGCGCCTGGAGAAAAAAATTGCGCTCTATATCGATGACGGCTGTGATGCTGCCGTTCTTAACGCAGCGTTCTCGCCAGCTCTTAACAGTCATACGCGGGAGTCTTTTTTTTCGCGCATCGCAGCGCAGATCCGTAAAGGAGGCAACCAGTGAGCGAGATTAACTATCAGGCTCTGCGACTGGCGGCAGAAAATGCAACACCAGGCGAATGGTGTGCTGATGACTACCATGGAGTAATTGCCGATGCCGGACTGAACGCCAATTACTACATAGCATCATGCTCAGGACCAGATAATCGCGCCAATAAACGATTCATAGCCGCCGCCAATCCTGCCACCGTCTTGGCGCTGCTGGATGAGCTGGAAGCAGCAGAGAAGCGAAACGCTGAATTACAAAGCGAGAATGCATACATCCGCAACCGGTACAAAGAACTGGACCTATTAATCGGGAAAAACATTCTGGTCATGCAGGCTGCCATTATCGAATGGCAATCGACTGGCGACGCTAAAAGCGGACTGGCATGGATTTATAACACACTGTTTGGCCCAGGCGAATTGCCGGACGAATCTGAGAAAGATGCTCAGGCCTACTTTAATCGCAAATATGCACCGATTGACGAAAAGCTTATGGCGCTTCACAAGTGGTTTTGGGAACAAAATGAAGCTGAGCGCGCCGCTGGCATTCGCATCAAAGGAGAGTGATATGGCTATCGCTGCAAGTTACACCATGCATCTCTATTGTGATTGCCTCCAGTGTACAGATGGCAAATATAAGTCGCCAGACTTCGGTGAGTATATAGGTACGTCATGGGCTGGCTGTGCAAAAGAGGCGCGCAAGGATGGCTGGCGAATAAGCAAAGACAAAACGCGTGCTTTTGCGCCCGGGCATAAAGTTTTGAGGATTAACAAATGACCACTATTACCAAAGAGCGACTGCTGACAATCAAGCAGTGGCGCGAAACATACGGACCTGGTAGCAACGTTGTACTGCCAGCAGAAGAAGCGGAAGAACTGGCACGGATTGCGTTAGCCTCACTGGAAGTCGAGCCTGTAAGCCAAACTTACAACTTGCCAGAATTAATCGAAGGCATGGAAGTTTCCATTGATGTAAGCACTTGTGATGCTGATTTAGGTAATCGCTATTTCGGCACCGTCACCGAGGCGTTAGAACTTGATACAGCCAAGAATGGTTACATCCTCCTAGTTCAGGACGCAGAGCCTAACTTCGATGTAAATGGCAACTCTCCGGGAACTCCGGATAGTTGGATAAGCTGTAGTGATCAAATGCCTGAAAAGGGCCAGAACGTGCTTATTTCGGTGAATTTCGATAGCTCTCTGGTTGAACCGCTAATATGCTCCGCACGCTATACCGGAAGCACCTTTCGGCGCGGAGATGCAACGATTAAGCCGGGTAATGGTATTGAGCAAGCAACTCACTGGATGCCGCTACCGGAACCGCCGCAGGAGGTGAAGTGATGAACAACTTAATGATCGACCTTGAGACGATGGGGAAAAATAAGGATGCACCGATCGTTTCCATTGGCGCGGTGTTCTTCACTCCAGAAACCGGAGACATCGGACAAGAATTCTATACGGTTGTTAGCCTGGAAAGTGCTATGGGGCAAGGAGCTACACCTGACGGCGATACCATCCTGTGGTGGTTGAAACAAAGCCCTGAAGCACGAGCTGCAATCTGTATTGATGATACTTTGTCGATCAGCGATGCTCTCTCAGAACTAAATCATTTCATTAACCGGCACGCAGCCAATACGAAATATTTAAAAGTCTGGGGTAACGGGGCCACCTTCGACAACGTAATTTTACGTGGAGCTTATGAGCGAGCAGGACAAATCTGCCCGTGGGCATACTGGAATGACCACGATGTACGCACGATCGTTACGCTTGGGCGTTCCATCGGATTCGACCCCAAAATGGACATGCCTTTCGATGGCGAACGGCACAACGCCCTGGCTGATGCTCGTCATCAGGCAAAATATGTTTCCGCTATCTGGCAGAAATTAATTCCTGCCACCAGCACAGAATTATGATTTTCCCGGGTGCAGCCGGTTTTGATGGAGAAAATTATGAACACCTTGTTTTTACTGATGGCTGAATTCAATACCCTAAACATTGAACTCTCAGCAGTTAGTCAAAAATACTTTGGTATGAGTCCAGCCACAGCAGAAGCAAAAGCAAACGCTTGTAAGTTGCCTGTACCTACATATCGCATCGGTACATCACAAAAAGCAAAACGCTGCATCAACATTCAGGATCTTGCGGAATATATTGACAAAAGACGGGAAGAAGGGCGAGCTGAGTGCTGAGAGATCCCCTCATAATTTCCCCAAAGCGTAACCATGTGTGAATAAATTTTGAGCTAGTAGGGTTGCAGCCACGAGTAAGTCTTCCCTTGTTATTGTGTAGCCAGAATGCCGCAAAACTTCCATGCCTAAGCGAACTGTTGAGAGTACGTTTCGA